GACGAACATAAAATTGAAAGTACCGGAAATACCAAGAGGCATACCATCAGAGAAACTCCCTTGTCCAAAGGGGTACACCAAGAACACAGCAAATGCTGCTGAGACTGGTGCAGAATAAGCTACACATATCCATGGTCGCATTCCTAATCGATAACTAAGTTCCCATTGTCGTCCCAGGTATGCAGTGATACCGATGAGAAAGTGGAATACAATGAGTTGATATGGTCCTCCGTTATATAACCATTCGTCGATGGTTGCAGCT